TAATGTATTAAAAGTTAAGGTTACGAATGCTGCCGAGATTTGTGCTTGTATGGGTGACTCTGGACAACTAATGGTTGACGATAGACCGGCTACAGGTGGTTTTAATACTCGAAGAGATGGAGGACTTGGACAACTAATGGTTGGTGGTAGACCGGATACAGGTGGTTTCAATACTCGAAGAGATGGAGGACTTGGACAACTAATGGTTGGTGGTAGACCGGATACAGGTGGTTTCAATACTCGAAGAGATGGCGGTCCTGGTAGTGGTGGTAGAATAAGAGACTTAGGAGGAGCGTCGGTTACTGCGCCTCTTCTTACCCAAAATACACGAGACTTTTATACGGAGTTGGGAAGCGTAAAGAGTACTATTTCTGAAATGCCTACTGTTTTAAGCGACCTTAATGTTGCATTACAAGAGTCCGGTATTAATCTCGGTCAAGTTGGGGCTACGGCTGCTCTTACTTTTGGTGGAATTTTGGCTGCGACGGGTGATTTTGGAACCGCGTTACTTGGTACTTTTATTCAGATTTTTACCCAAATTATAGCTCAATCGTTTGCCAGTAGTTTTAGTTTTGCTGCTTCTGGTGGCTTAATTGGAAAACATATGGATGTTATGGGTGTTCAAAGACTTCAAAGTGGCGGATCAGTGGCTTACAGAGACCGTGTTCCAGCTCTGCTGGAACCAGGAGAGTTTGTTATCCGCAAACCGATTGCTCGACAAATTGGCGGACCTGCGCTTGAAAGAATGAATGCAACTGGCGCTGGTGGTGGAGGAATGCCTGAAATAAGTGTTAATGTAAAAAATGAAGGAACACCGAAACAAGGAGATGCCAGTGTTCAGCCTTCTCTCGATCCGAAAGAGTTTGTTGTTGATATTGTTTTGAAAGATTTGCGTAATAATGGGCCGATTAAACAGTCAATGCGGTCTGGTACCGGGAGACGCTAATGGCTACTGCAACTTATCCTGCTGACGCTACTCTTAATGCTCTAAGTTTTTCATCTACTGGAATTGCTAGTTACACAGCTAACGGAAGTCGAACTGACTATAATTTAGCTGAACCAGTTAAGTTTAAAGGAGAAGCTATTGTTCAGTTAAGTGGGATTATTCAGGCTCCTACTTCATATAGTATTAGTAATAATTTTAGTACCATTAATTTCTTTTCTCCTCCGGCTAACGGTGTTAAGGTTAAACTTACTTCTGTTACTTTACCTGACCGTTTTACTACTATTCGTAGTTTTCCTACTACTTTAATTGTAGAATATAACGATAATAGTAGTGATGCTAATAATATTGTAGACAGTAATACTTATGTTATTAACGGTAAAACTGTAGATTTCCGTATTCCTGTAGGAGCAGAAGATATTGCTAATGAGGATGCGTTAGAGGTGGTGATTCAAGGTGTGGCACAGCCTACTACTGCTTTTATTTATCCCAGCGGTAACGCGGCTCTTTCTGATGTTACTGTGCGTATTGCTAATCCTACGAGTACAAGTTTAGCTGCTTCGGTAGCTAATGCTTTTACTGCTGCTGAAATTGACGTTTTAACAATTCGAGCATTTGTTAGTAATATTACTAAAGACTTTTTGAGTTCGATGGCCGATAGAAAACCTGATCGAGGCATTGAAACTAATAAAACATTTGATGTTATTACTTTTGTCTCACAAGCTGGTTACGAAAAGAGACGATTACGTAGTCGCCGACCAAAAAGAGATTTTAGTTTAGAATATACTAATGTGAGCGGGTTAGAAAAGGAGGCAATTGAAGGTTTTTACGATGCTCGTAACGGTACTTTTGAAGCGTTCTTTTTTGATCTCACTCACGTTAATCAATTGGGGACTGTAATTACTAGGTTTGAAGGGCCTTTGGATATTAGTCATGATCACTCTTTAGACTCTACTAAACAAAATAACTTTTATAAAGTTAGCTTCGCTTTAAAAGAAGTATTTGACTAATGTCTACTCGCACTTATGATTATAAGTTATTTCTTAAAGCAGCTCAAAATTTTACTGTTGGGCTACAAGCAATTGGTAATACTTCTGAAACTTCTGGAGAGATTATTTTTCAAGATTTGGCTAATAATCTTTTAAAAGTCAAAGTTAATAACCTTGTCAATGAATATGAAGTGGGGGAATTTGTTCATTGTAATGTGATTCAAACTACTGGTACTACTGCAGCGGGAGTTCCTTTTTCAGCTATTCAGTTTTACTCTAATGCTGCGACCACGACTGTTAATGGAAATAACTTTATTATTAATGGGGCAACTAATACTTTTGCTCTTCCTACCACGACTGATGATGGAGAAAGCGCAACTGACTTTGCTAATTTAAATGCGTCAGAGATCACTGTTAAAGTAGATGGGATTCCATTAAGAAAAGATTTAATTATTTATCCCAGTACTAATGCTCTTAACGGTTTAGGACGGGCTGGATTTGATATTGTTCCTTTTATTTTTGAACCTGGAGAGGGTTTGATATCTATTAAAACTGATTCAGAAGGACGAGGGGTTGGCCCTAACGGTCAAATTGTTGATGCTGCTAATACACAACAAAAGTTTATTGATGCTTTTGAACAGAGAGAACGACAGGTTCCTGTAAATCGGGATAAGAGTGGACGAATAAGAACAGGTGGTAAAGGACAACAACTTCCAGGCTTTGCGACTGAAACATTTGATGTAGCAGTTCGTAATGTTAATAATAATTTTGTTACTGTTGCCACTTTTCCTCAAAGTAAAGATGCTAATTTGTCGGTTAGAATTGTTAGTGGTAATACCGAGTCTGTTCCCTACAACGCTCCTGTATTTTTAGAACAAAATACAATTGCGGTCACTAAACTTTTACGTTTAGATACTTCTGGGTTCGTCCGTATTAAAAATGCTTTTGAACAACCTCCTTTAGTAAGGTTATATGATATTTTCTATCCTGGAGAATGGTTTCCTGCTAACGGAGCTGGAAACCCGACAGGGGAAGGAGATGGGCTGGCGTGGCCTTTTGGTTTTCCTTATCGTTTTGCAGAGGTTCGTGGGGATACTATTTCTGATATTTCTTACAGGGCTTATTATGATGGTGATTCTTATCTATGTTATCCCATAGATTCTGGAGGCATCGGCCTATCTCAAAGTGGAGAGGTTAATCAAACTAGTGTAAAAATTGCTAACTTCGATTCGCTAATTGCTCAAATTGTAGAAGACCCTTTTTTAGTTGGTAATTGCGCTAATGCTGCTTATGGAACAGTTAATTTTGAGATTTTAGGCAATCTTGATCCTTATACTATTCCTACTAATGCTCTTTTTGATCAGGATGTGGTAGATAGTGATTACGCTGGCACTGTTAATGCTGCTATTACTTATGGCCGTTGTTCTACTATTGGTGGGATATGGGTTCCTGGAAAAGCTGATTCAAGGGATCTGTTAGGTGGTGTAGTTAGAATTAAATCTACTTTTGCAAACTTTTTAGATTATTGGCCTGAGTACAGTAGTATTCTTTCTTTAAATGGTAATGTGGTAGAACTTTACAGCACAGCTCCTTATCGAATTGGAGATAATGTTACGATTAAGGGGTCTCGGGGAAATCATGCTAATGTAGTAAATATTGTCGGTAACTTTATTGAAACTAGCGTACCATTTTCTAATGTTGGTTTGGGGACTCCTCTATTTATTGTAAATCCAGACGCTGATACAGATGCTTATGTGGAAGATGTTTTTAAAGTCGATCAGCTTCAAAGTTTGAATGGGGCATTTGCAGAATTTAACTTAACTAGTTGGTTACAATATTTTAAGCTTAGTTTTCCTCGACGTAAATATTATAAGAATACCTGCCCTTGGATTTATAAAGGAGAAGAATGTCAATATCCCTCAGATGGAACAGGGTTAATTCCTGGAACCTCTGGAGAAACTGTTTTTAGAGCTAACGGTTTCTTTACTGATAAAAATGTTTCTGTTGATACTGTTAAAGCTAACGATGTTTGTGCAAAAAGTTTTGTTGCTTGTAAGTTAAGAAATAATCAGATTCATTTTGGTGGATTTATTGGTACAGGTAGAACTATTCCTCAAGGTTAATGCAAAAATATCGCAAATATTTAGGTCGTCAGCACGATTATTTTAATACTAATTGTATTACCTTAATTGCAGACATTTATCAGGAAGAATTACAAAGAGATGATTTTAAAAAGATTTGGGATTATTTAGAGATTAAAGAAGGTCATCCTGAACAAAAAAGTCGTTGGTGGAAGATTTATACTTTACAAAGGTTATTAGAGTGTACTAAAGAGTATGCTACAGAAGTAAAAGATATTACGCAGTTACAAGAGTATGATGTTATTATGTTTAAGAGTGAAAAGAGCAGTCCGCTACATTTCGGCATGTACATAGGGCAAAATATGATGATTCATATAGAAGAGAAGTCCTATTCTCGAATTGATATGTTAAATCAAGATTGGAGAGAAAAAATTTACGGTGTCTACAGACGAAAAGTGGTATGAAAAATATGTTGGGTTTCCTTATTTACATTTAGGGAACGACATTCATGAGGGGATAGACTGTTTTAATTTAGTACGTTTAGTTTATAGACAAGAACTGAGTATTGATATTCCTTATGATACAAGTGATTTTTGTGATATTTTAGATGAACAATGGTATAACAAAACTCATGATAGACCTTTTGAAAAAGGAGCAACTTTGAGATATGGTTGGGAAAAGACTGATGTTCCTGAAATATACGGTCTTATTATAATGACTATTGGATCTACGAATTGTGCCAATCACTGTTCTATCTATGTAGATAAAAATAAAATGTTACAAACCATGTTAAATCACTCTTCTTGGATTGCTCCTTATGGGCGTTATTACAAACAATACACAATAGGAACTTACAAATGGAATCCGGTACATATGAAAATTTAATTAAGAGTATGCAACAGCATGCTGAGAAAGAGAATCCGAAAGAGTGTTGCGGCATTATTACTACAGATTTTTCGTATGTTCCTTACGATAATTTGTCGTCCGATCCTGAGAACTTTTTTGCTTTAGATCCGATGGCTTTTGTAGATCATCCCGATGATTGTTGGGGAATATTCCATTCTCATCCTGGACAAGCTAATCCTTTACCTAGCGAAAATGATATTGCTAGTACCTCATTTGAACAATATCGGTTTGTAGTCGGGTGGAAGGAAAAATTTTATTTATATTGGTATGATAGGAGTATAGATTCATTAAGATTTAAAAAGTTTACTGAGAAACACCTATGTCCTTAGTGACTCTTAAATTTCATCCCAATATTCAGAAATACACTAATGGGGTTGCTCAACATACTGTTGAGGTAAAAGACTTAGTCGATGTTCGTAATGCATTAGAGACTTTATTCCCTACTTTGGGTTTTCATATGAGACGAATTCGTTCTGGAGCGAATAAAATAGAAAATATAGCTTTGGTGGGTAAGAATAGAAGAATTTTACAAAGAGATGATTATAATCTAAATTATTTAAAAAAAGACGATACAGAATTGAGTGTGGTTCCTCTTTTTATTGGAGGTGGCAAGGCAGGAAAAATTATTATCGGAGCTGCGTTAATTGCTGTCGCTATTTACTCTGGTGGTACAACTATTCCATTTATGACTCCATTTTTGTCTAGTATCGCTATGAATATAGGAACAACTTTAGTATTAAGTGGTGTTCCCTC